ACCCATGACACCGGCGCAAACATAATCATTCCAACCTAATTCGTCTTTCATATATCTCCAAACTTGTGTTGCTACTGGATATTCTCCAGCTTTCTCGCTCCACATAGCTTCAATACGTACTTCTTCAGCTTCGATTGCGGCGATTGTTTCTTCATACTCCGCCATCAAGCCTCGCACATCTGCGAGCTCCTCTTCTACTAAGTCTCTTTCATCTGCTAACTCTTGGTTGTTTAACAGCTTAATGAGACGGAACTCATAGTCTTTACAAGTTGCCAGTTCAGTCTTTAATACTTCTTTATCAGTGGAATCTTCATATGTCATTTCTTGAAAATATTTCAACACTTCTGGAACTTTAACTTCTTCTGTCGGGTTTTCAATCATCATCACAGCGGCCGTAGCCGCCGGGTCTGAACTTGCTGCACTGTCATCTGTTTTATTAAATGCTAACGATGTTGTTGTAATAAGTGCCACAAGTATAATTACTATACCTACTATACGTAAGCAGTTGAGCTTCTTTTTCATAATAATGTACTTTCCTTCCTAATATTACTATTAGGTCTGTTGTGCAATTATTAGAAATAATAGGCTGTCCTTCCTACAATTTCATAGTCTTCAATAATTATCTGCGGTTTGTCGTCCCATCCACTGTTTCTTGAACAGCGGCCAACGACGTTAATGGTAACACAACCTAACTCTGAATACAAACTTTCATATTCTTCATTAGACGACCTGAACTTAACTAAACTAATACCTTCATCCGAAGGTAAGGCTATCTTCAGAGTTGAACCGAACAAATTGAGGTTACTTGCGCTGACTTTTACATCAGTAATAACAACAATTGGCTCTTCCACTCCTTGGCCCCAAATATGCCCCAGGTCAGCAAGTTTCAGAATTTCTGAACCGTGAACCATATCTGCAAAATAAATCACATCAGGAGAATATTTTGGGGAGAAGTCTACATCTTTTAGTTTTTCATTTGCATATGCAATGAAATCTGCAAAGTATTCATCACGAATAGATACACCAAAAGCATTGTCATGTCCTTCTGCAAATTCAAAATAACCAGATTCATTTAAGAATTCTTGGAAATTAGTCAAGTCTGTACCATTAGCGTTTCGGCCGGAGCCGTCCCATGTAACGTAGACATTATCTGGGTCTTCATCGTGGACAGTTCGGTTTAGAATGAGAACAGGGCGTTGGTACCTACCCATTATTTGGTTCGCAATCAAACCTGTGATGTTTCGGTTGGACTCATTTTTGCCTTCGAGTTTTACTGCTAAGACTTGATTCTCTAAAAGATTTTTCTCTTCAATTATGCGTTCAATTATCTCCAAGCTTGCGTCTCTTGCTTTATTCTGTCTGTTTCGAATGTTTGTGCAATTTCTGCAGGCTTGCTCGACTCTCGTTTCGAACTGACCCTTACAACCACGTTTAGTGGAAGGAATCTGTTCGTAGGCACGAAACTCAAGCATAGACTCAAATAACATTAACTTCTCTTCTACAGTTCCGACACGAGTAATCGCATTCACACCAGGTGCGATGTAGAAGGAAATTCCATGTGGCGTTACGCGGTCCTTTAGCTGGAATGCTTGCTTTGTGACCATGCCACGCAGGAATGGATTTCGAATATTGGCTAAGCCAGTATCCACTAAGTATCTTGTTTCAAAATCTCTCAAATCCATAACGTCAGCAAGGATACCAAGAGCAACTAAATCTAAATACTGGTCTGCATAATCAACATGAAGCAATGAATCCAAATAAGAACAAAACTTATACACCATACCTACACCAGATAATGACTTGGTAGGATAGTCGTCCATTTGGTTGTTAATTACGCAAGCGTATTCAGAATAGTGAGTTGTATTGTGGTGGTCAATAACCAACACATCCACCCCTCTTTCGTGAAGCTCTTTGTGAATTTCAAATTCATTTGAACTTGAGTCAGGAGCAATCACAAGCTTCACATCACTTGGCACTGTCTCCGGAATGATTCCGTGAGCCTTGTTTGTATGAGGTCTATAAAAGACATTATTCTGCACAAAACCTGGGAAAAGGCAATTCAGATAATTGATAAGAACTGCCGCAGATGTAAAACCATCACAGTCACTATCAATTTGAACTAAAACTTTATGGTTCTGTGCAATGTGAGAAACCAGCATCTTTGCGCCGGTCTCTATATTGGTAATTGTAGCCGGGTCAATTACATCGGCTACCGAGGTATGCAAATAATGATTTACCTCTTCTGCGGGAATCCCGCGGTTGACAAACACCTGTTCGACCACTGACATATGTGGGATGCGAGGTGCTCTTAGTTGAAAATTCATATGAAAGTCAACCTCCTTTCATACGAATCACCAAAAATCTATGAATAATGTTCAAATTCAATTAACCACCTTTCGCCTTTTAGAATGGAAGTGGTACTTCATCACTAATATGAAGATTACCCTCACCCCAAAGACGAATAGCCGCAAACGGAAAGTCGAACATAGTTGGACTGATTATGGTTCGATATACATCATATGGAATATTGCGTTGGATGTAAGCTACATTACAACGCACTCCTCTGGAACAATCACTGGCTCTACAAACTCGCCAGAAATCTCCATTGCCGAACTCTGCAGTAGAACCACTAATTGCAGAGATTTTCTTATGGCGTAATTCAATTCCATATCTTGTATAATTTTCGATTACTTTTTCGAGCATTTCATTACCTTCTGCGGCAGTCATGCTCCAAATCGCACCTTTCATAGCGTTACTCTCTCCTTAAATAATTTCAAAAACTTTTCAGGTCCTTCGTCTATTGGGCTTGCTTTATAACTTGTAATCATGTGTCTATCAAATATAAAAGACAAAGTTGCAAAGTTTTTATATTTCGCATGGAGTTTCTTGAAATTGGCTACAAGATGCTGATGTTCTTTATCCCCAATCTCTTGGAACTGTCTATCGAATGCTACTATAATTTCCTTTGCGCCAGCGTCAATCAGCATTTGAATCTGATACGCTGAGATATTACTACCACAACAAGCCACAGAAATGTCATTTTCAATTCCAAAATAAGATTGATACAACAAACAGCTTTTTTCTGATTCAAAGATAATGGCTTTACCCATTATTTTAATATTTTCTTTGCTGTTGTTCAAGTTGTATAAATTCATTCCTAATGGATGGTTGTAGAGTTCTTTGTTGATACGAATCGGTCTATATTTACCGAATCGCTCGCCTTCCTCTGCACATAAGGTACGGCCACGTAACCCGATAAACCTGCCATCTTTATCAAAATGAGGAATTGTGATTTGGTCACCACCAGGATAAAAGCCAATATAATTATGTCTAATTGCTTCTTGACTAATTCCCTCGCGCAACCAAGGCGCAATCTTCAAACTGTAATTCAAGCGTGTTAAGATAATTGGGTTGAATTCCTTAAGCGTCACATGATAGTCCTTAGTCTCTGTCGCTTGGATTCGGTCATAGTTTGTCAGATGCTTCCAGTCGTCCAACTGGTCTTCGTCTTGTACCTCGTATTTTGTGGACAATCCGAATCTATATGCGACCCAGCGTACTGCATCATTTAAGTCATATTCTTTATTTCCCTGTATAGCAGCTACTTTACTGGTCAATTCGAAAATATCGAACGAGGTGCCGCAACCCGTATAACAAGCAAACAAATCTGTATTTTCATAGTAATATAACTTTCTACTTCCTTCTCCTGGGAGATTATGACAGATAGTAGAAGAGAGGATACCAAAGTCTGTCCACTCTGGGTCTCCTCCCCATTCTTGAAGTAATTCAAAAATGTTATCTACTGTCAAAGCCTCACGAATATCCGCTTTGGAATAGGGGAGGTTGTTGCTATTAATAAGTCAACACCCTAATACATGTACCAAGCAGGCCGTACTGCTCAGTTACATACTCGCAAAGATACTGCTGAGGGTTCTTCTTTGCATCCTGGCCGCTACGATTCTTGAGGATATTTCTTGCACATTCAGCGGACATCTTATACTCATAAGCTCTGCCCTCTACCTTCATCACAGCCTGTGCTTTGCTCTGATTTACGTTGAAGTTCTTAGGAGTATTATCTCTCTTCTGATTCTTTCTCTGTCCGTTACCCTGAGCCTTAGCCTTAGGATTTCCATTCTTATTCTTATTAAAATTCTTTCTCTGTTCAGCCATATCATTTTCTCCTTTTCACTTAGAAGGCGCCTTCGTCCTCTGTTATGATTTTGATATCTTCCATTGTTAGGATTTCATAATCGTATGTTGTACAAAACATTGGTTTGACTCTACAAGTTCCAAGGTCTCCTTTACACCATAAGATTACGCCTTTATATCTACCTCGTCTATTCTTATAGATAGAGAGTTTTAGGTTTGGTTTCTCGAAAGTATTTGCGCTCAAGATTGTCTCCAAAGCCGCAATGTCTTCCTCTTTTACGCCGAGTAGAATCGAACCATAGTCAATCTTATCAGCGATAGCTTTTGCGCCACGAAGCAAGTTCTGGTCTGGTGTTTTCGCCTCTTGGTAATCGCCATTCAGCTGAGTCGCAGACATAATGAAGATTCCATACTGGTTACAAATATCTTTCAAACGAATTGAAAGCATAAACAAGATGTTATCTTCTCTCAACTTAACGCCACCAGAACGTCTGGTAATCTCTTCCAAAATCTTCAAACTGGTATGAATATAATCGTGGAATACATATTTTACATCGTAATCACGAATATGCTTCTTAATACAGTCCTCAATATCTTTCAAAGAGAAATCAGGCATTTCGACAATGTACAAAGGACTTTCAGAAAGAATTCTTGCGGCCTCGCGTACACGGTCCTCTTCATCGCCGTCATACTTACCATTCAGAATATGGTCTTCGTTTACATTGGACAAGAACGCAAGCATCATTGTCTGAATTTCTTCTTTTTCCTGCTCTGTAGAAATATACAAAACAGGTTCAGCTGTACCATTCTTAATCCAACCAAAAATTTCATCATAGATGCGATTGCAGCCTATGTAACAGGCATCCGCAATCATTGTACGGGACTTACCCACACCAGTAGGCGCTGAACGCAAATAAAACTTTTTCAGTCTTGCGCCACGAGTTACGGTATTGATAAGTGGTCCATACAAAGGAACACCTACTTCTGGATACTGTTTCAATCTGTCAATTAAATCAAAAATTCCATCACCAGCTTGATAAGTATCACCATTTACATCATCAACATATTGCATTCTGACGGCTTCAATTGTTGCGTCTACTTTGTTTGCAATATCTTCCAAAGAAGCATTATCGAGCCAATCTTCTTGCTGTTGTTTCTTCTTTACGTCCAAAATATTGTCGGGATCATAAATATATGAAACATCAATTCCATAATTATCATATGCTCTCAACAATGACATTTTCTTTAGACGGTTATAATAATAGTCAAAGGCTGATGGGATGGCCGCATCCGCAACCTTCAACAACCACTCTTCACCTTTATTTTGCTTAAAACTCGCCGCACTCTTAGGTCTTGAAGATAAGAAGTCTGAAATATTCTCCAATGTAATTCTCTCTGCGCCCAGTTCATAGATTTTGTAAATCGCACCAAACGCAATTCTGTGGAATTCATCGGCAAAATCTTCATCAGTAATAGTATACTTATCTGTAAAGTCTAAAAGCTGAGGAGTATTATAAACGCAACCAATTACTTGCATGATTGCGGTTGTATCTACATATCTACTACTCATTCTTCTACCTCTTCTTCATCTAAAAATGTGAATAGCTTTCGCTTCTTAACTTTGCGTTGAGGCACCGGAATATGGACTTCTCGAACTTCGATAATCATTTGTTCTGGTTTGAGAATTTCTTCATTCTTCTGGTTTGCCAACCAAATGTTGTAGTAGTAGTTATAAGCATCATTGTACACATATGGCACAATACCTATTCCACCCTTAGCTTTTTCGATACTATTCCCTTTAACCTCAAAGAAGTAAACCAATGCTTTTAAGATACCACTATAAGTATAATTATATTTATCCTTAAACTCATTGATTTGTTTGCGCACACGCGGATTCACGAACTCTTCATTGAACATCTTCATAATATACTGTTCTAATGCTTCTTTATCCTTTTCTTCCTTTGCGCGCTTCTCTTCTTCTCTTTCATGACAATGTAAGTGAGCATATCGCCTGGATGACACCTGTGCAGTTGGCATTCTGTCACGGTCAAATCGTTCATTGCAATATACGCAAGTTACCCAATGCGCCATGGCTATACACTCTCCTTTTCATTACTTTATATATATATTATACCATATTTTTAATAAAAAATCAACCCGAGGATTCTGTTGCCTCGGGTTGACTGTTATCTTATAGACGCTTCAAGTCGAAAATAATCATATCCAACTGAGGAGCCTGGTCTGCGGTACAGTCGCCAACCTTCTTGCCCCTGCCAAGGTGACTCTCAACAATCTGAGTAATCTTAGCGGCATTAGTAGGACTGCCCTTTTCCATCAAACGACCAACGATTGTCTGGAATTCATCCATCAAAGCCTTGAAGTCGTATGTAGGCTCATCTACATGCATCTGAGTAGCGGAGTTTGTAACAGCGCCTGCTCCACGCATTTCAGCTTCCTTGTCAATAGCCTCTGCAATAGCATTTACAAGGTTATCATAAGTGAAATTAATTACGTCAGGAGTATAGCGGAAACGAGAACCAGCTACATATCTTGGAGTTCCACGGAGGAAGAGCTTAGTCTGAACACCAGCCTCGGTATCAACAGCCTTAGAGAAGCCGATGATATCGCAAGTTCTCTCGCAAACCAGTCTTGCTCTCTTGTCAAGAGTAGGAACAATCTGATTATATTCCTTACCAGTTTCGTCGGTGAAGACCTTGTCTTCGGAGTGAGAGATAAGTACCAGACCGTAATCCATCTGAAGAATCTTTCTGATGCTCTCGTCGAACTCAGTCATCGCCATCTTATAACCCTTACCATAAGGAATTTCAGCGATGTTATCGTAGGAGTTCTTAGCATCGGACGCCTGGCCGCAAATGTATTTCTCACAGTAGCCATATGCGATATCCGCAGTGTCGATAACAACAGTCTGGAAGATGTTCTTTACTTCTGGGTCATTGAGTTCACGGAGAGTCTTTTTGAAATCACCCCAGCTGTTCATAGGCTTAGCCATGATGCCAGGAATCGCAGAGTAACCCTTTTCGAATGCAAGAACAATTGCACCAGGGAACTGAGAAGCGATTGTAGTCTTACCACTCTTAGGTGTTCCGTAGAACAGAACAGAATATCCACGAAGGTTTCTACTTACCTGATGAGGTTTAATGTCTAATAGTGAATTTCCCATTTTATTTTCTCCTTATATAATATATGAACAATATTCAATTAAAAATCCTTGTTAACCCCTCGTGGGGGCTGGGGATTCAATTAGAAATCGAATCCACCAGCGGCAGGAGCTGCCTTAGCGGCACCGCCAGCCTTAGATGCCTTATATTCATCGCTACGAGCCTTCATTGCAGCCAAGTCAGTTTCTCTCTTGGTCATGCACTCCTTAAGCTCAGCAGCTGTAATGGTGCTTTCATCATCCCAGAGGTAAGGCTCTTTCATAGCCCAAGTAATGACAAAGTCCTTACGAGTGCTCTTAACCTCACGTACGGAAGCTTCACCGAATGCAGACTCTTCCTCGATAGTACGAACGATAGTCTCGCTTACCTGACGACCCTTAACCTTTGTGAACACAGGCTCCTTAGAAGAAGCTTCAAGTCCCTCAAAGTAGTTAATAGCATTAGGATTGAGAACAGAAAGTTCGATAGGCATCAAATCATTTCTGAAGTTAAAGATAGCTCCACGAACGATTGCCTTCTCAGGAGTCTGCTTCTCTTCGTCAGCGTCAACATGGCTCACGTTAGTGATAATCATGTCAACCTCGAAAGTGTTACGAGTCTTTTCATCCTCGTTGATTGCGTTAACTACGTGGATAAAACCACCTTCGTTACGCTTTACGCTAACAAGCTCTTCCTTACCATTTCTGTCAGAATAGAACTCGTTCAAACCGATTGCAGAATCGATACGAAGCTTAGCAGCCTTGTCAGCGCCATCCTTCATAACAGTACCGAGCTTACCATTGATGATATCGCTCAGAGTACCGAAAGATGCATTTGCCTTACCCTTAGAGGTAGTAGCAGTTACATATGTGAAGTGAACAGGCACGATGTTAACACCGGCATCGTCAGTTGCGATTTCGATGTTACCAGAGATGAACTCTGTACCAGGGTTCTTAGAATTCTCGCCAGTCACTTTGAGTTCCAAATCATGCTGATAAAGTAAACCTTCAATATGAGTTCTGTTAATCATTGCACTTTTCATGTTCTTAATTCTCCTTAATCAATCTTATAATTTTTTCCTTTTTCAGTTAAAGCGTAAACAACTGGGTCAGCTCCGACCTTTTCACAGAAGCCATCATTGACCAACTTACGCAGAGAACCGGATACTGCACGAGAACTAATAAACAGTCCTTCGGCAACATCTCTTGCCTTAACCATAGGCATATCGGACTTCTGCATCCAGTCAAGAATCACCTTGCCGCTGTCAGTGACTTCGGGTTTGTCATTCTTAGTGTCCATGAGTGCTTCAATGTAAGCCTTTACATTATCAGTCATTTTGTCAGCAACTACGTCTGGCGCAGCTGCCATTAGCGCATTTAGAAAATCAATAAATTCTTGTTTCATAATAGTATTACCTCTTTTTGTTTTTCATTTACTTTATATAAATATTATACCATATTTAATTTGAAAAATCAATTAGTGTCTTCTATAATGTTGGTATTGGTAGTTAACTCCATTGTAATCGTAGGTTTCTGAACTTTCATCCTGCT